CTGCTTGCACTCTCAGGTCAAATGATGGATAGCCCGACAGACTGGGAGGAGGTCCTCTACTATGGTCTCTTAGGTGAAGCGCACGACTCCTACAACATCCGAGTCCTAGTGATTGATGACGTAGGCAAGGAGCACGCTAGCCTAAGTGGGTGGCAGAAGAACGTTTTGCATCATGTACTACGTACACGATTCAATCTTGGACTGCCAACCATAGTAACCACTAACGTCAGTCTTGACGACTGGGGTAGTCTTTACGGCGATGCTACCGAGAGTTTTGCTAAGGAAGCGTTTATGTATTTGCCAATGGTTACTAACAAAGGAGACCTACGAGAATGAGCAAGGTAATGGAAACTAAACTAGTACAAGTGTTTCTTAGTCAAACACAGTCACCTGGTCCTGGTATCTATGAAGTATCAGTGGACGATAGTAACAAGCTGTACTGCACCTGCCCTGGTTATCGTGGTCGCAATACTTGCAAGCATGTTAAGTTTGTAAGCGCACGCATCAAAGCAAACGGTGGCGATAATTATCCGTTAGAGTTTTCTAGCCGTGCGTCCAAGGACGATATCAGTAATGCCCGTTCATCAAAGGAAGCCTTCAGGGAGTTTGTAATAAACTTCGGCAAGATAGAAGTCTTTTAATGAAGAAGGGGGATATCAGTAACGAACTCCCCAGAAGGATATTAGTTACCACAGACATTATTATGGATGTGGAGATGACAGTAAAGCGTAAGCTTCTTGTCATCCCATCCGTACAAATAAATAAAAAGTTTAGACGTGATGCTTTGTCCTATTTGTACATTTTTACAACTAGGGCTGGCTTCACGCTTGAGTTAGTATCGTTTGAGCTAGATGATGATGGTTTGTCAGAGACCATGGATGAGCTTGACAAGAACGGTACTAACCCATTTAGATACTACACGGCGTATGAATCGGACAAACACTTGCTCAGCGAACTTCCCTATCGACCTGAAGTAGTTGGTGTAGTTGATGTAGACTCTCGCCTCTTACGTTACGGACACTGGGGAAGGACATTCGCTGACTTACAATGAACAACGAACTACGACTATTAAGTAAAGTATTAGAGAGCCGCGACCTCGCCCCATTATTTGACCGTGGTGTTAAAGACGCATGGTTTGTAGACGGTGAAGTAAGACGTGTATGGGTTTTTGTACGCGACCATTTCTCTAAGTATGCAGAGTGTCCAAGCCTTGAGGTAGTAACACAGAACTTCCCATCATGGAAACAGCATGAGTCTGCTGACGCCTTAGAGTATTTAATTGACAGCGTTGTTGCTACACGTCGTTCTTCTTCATTCTTAAAGATGTTGGAGTCTGCCGCTGCCACATATGGTTCTACTAAAGACCACGAAGAAGGACTACGTATAGTTCAAGCTGGCATCATTGGTTTAGAAGAGGACGGGCTAGGTAAGACTAGCGATGTAAACCTTATTGATGAACCACAGAAGCGTTGGGACGAATACACCTTCCGTAAAAACAACCCAGGGTTACTTGGAACAGCAACAGGGTTTCCTAGTGTTGACCAAGTTACTGGTGGTCTACAGCCTGGTCAGTTAATTGTAATTGTTGCTCCACCTAAGACTGGTAAGTCAACTGTTGCTTTGCAGTTTGCACAGAACGTTCACCTACAGGACAAGTCAGTTATGTTCCAGTCATTTGAAATGAGTAACCACGAACAGCAGACTCGTTACGACGCTATGCGAGCACGCATCTCACACTCACGTCTTATCAATGGTTTGCTAGATAACGAAGAAGAAGCAAGGTATCAAGCAAAGCTTCGTTCTATGGAGAACATGCGTAAGCCATTCTGGTTAGTTGACTCAGCCAATGGTTCTACAGTCTCTGGTATAGCTAGTAAGTTGTCAGTGCTACATCCAGAGATTGTATTTATTGACGGTGTTTATTTAATGATTGACGAACAGACTGGGGAAGCTAACACCCCACAGGCTATTACTAACATCACTCGTTCCCTAAAGCGCATGGCTCAGAAGTACAAGGTGCCAGTTGTTATTACAACTCAGGTTCTTAACTGGAAGATGCGTAAAGGTCAAGTAACTGCCGACTCTATTGGTTACTCATCATCCTTCCACCAAGATGCTGACGTCATCTTTGGTCTACAGCGTGAAGATGAGAACGTAGACGACACTCGTATCTTGAAGGTGCTAGAAAGCCGTAACTCTGGACGTATGGAGATATCGCTTATCTGGGATTGGAGCACAGGTACCTTTAGAGAGATTGACGTAAATGACATCTAGCATCGAAGACACACTAGAAGTCCTTGGTCTTAAGATTGTTTCTATTAGGAACAGTGAGATACAACTGCACTGCCCCGCTCATAAAGAACGTACAGGTAAAGAAGATAACAACCCGTCCTTTTGGATTAATGGAGAGAACGGTTTATTTATTTGTTTTTCTTGTGACTGGAAGGGTGGCTTACAAACCTTAGTCAACTACTTAGGTGGGACTATCGACGCCACCATAGATGTAGATGTAACAGTGACTAGATTAGCTGCTCGTATAAAGCAGTTAATCGAAGGTGAGAAGCCTAAGCAAGAAGAGTACGCGCCTATTCATGAGTCGATGCTTCACGCTTTCAGACAGGTACCCGACGATATTTCCCTGAGCAGAGGTTTATTACCTGAGGCAGTAGCTAAATATGGAGTGAAGTGGAACCATAATCAGAGCAACTGGATTATTCCTATTAGAGACCCGATTACTAATAAACTTTTAGGATGGCAAGAGAAGGGCCACAAGACCAGGTTCTTTAGAAACACCACTGGTGTTAAAAAAAGCGAAGCCTTGTTTGGATATGAGCACTACAAAGGTGGGGACATGATTGTTGTTGAGTCCCCCTTAGATGTTATTCGCTTAGCTTCTTTAGGTATAGAGGGGGCTGTCGCCACTTATGGGTGCGCCGTCTCACATACTCAGTGGAGCATGATTAGGGGAGCGACTAGACCTATTTTTGCTTTAGACAATGACGACGCTGGCAGGTCTTGCACCGAAGAGTTAAGGTTTAAGGCTATGGATATCGGTCTGTCTTCTTGGTTCTTTAACTACGCACAGACTGACCAGAAAGATGTCGGCGGGATGTCTCGTAAAGAGATTGAGTGGGGTTTGCAAAACGCAAGACACATACTAGGGTATATGCCATGAGCAGCAGCGCTAAGTGGATGGACGCGGGCCCTCTGCGCGATTACCTAGAGAAGGTATCAGCAGAGAACAAGGAACGTGCTAAGTATTGTTCTTTCTGTGATAAGCCTACTGCAGACCATTGGGAAGCGCTAAGGGGTTCAGCCACTTTAATAAGAGCATGTAAAGAGTGTTGTCCAGAGGAGCATGAATGATTATCGGATTAACAGGCTACGCACAGTCAGGTAAAGACACATTGGCTGAGATACTAGTTCAAAAGTATGGTTACACACGCGTTGCGTTTGCTGACCCTATCCGCGAACTGCTTTACGAGATGAACCCTGCAGTCAAAGACGGGGGCTACAGACTTCAAGGTGTTGTAGATGGCTATGGCTGGGATGTGGCAAAGACTGCGTTTCCAGAGGTTCGCAACCTTCTACAGAACTTAGGTGTAGGCGCTCGCAAAACATTCGGTGAGACCTTCTGGATACAGCAAGCATTACGTAAGGTTCACTTTGAAGGTAACTTTGTTATTACTGATGTGCGTTTTCCTAATGAAGCTGCCGCTATCCGTAAGTACGACAACTCCCAGATATGGCGTATCAAGCGCCCTGGAGTAGGTGCCGTTAACCCTCACGTATCAGAGACAGCCATGGACGGAGAGCGGGTTGACCAGATATTTGTTAACAGTGGTACGCTTGAAGACCTAGAGGTCTTAATTGCTACAAGGATGAGAGCATACGTATGATTGACTATCAGTATTGGTCTTGGTTACTAGCCGCTATTGGCGTAACTGGTATCTTTTTCGTAGGTAGAAAAACTATTTGGGGATGGTTAATCCTATGTCTCAATGAGTGTCTTTGGATTGTCTACGCTTTAATAACAAACCAGTATGGGTTTATTGTTGCTGCTGTTGCCTACGGGATTGTTTACATTCGCTCTTATCTTCACTGGAGGAGAGACGCTTGACCTTTACAGGCACCCTTCTACCCTACCAACCAGAAGCCGTCGATAAGATGTGCGAGCGCGGTAGGGTTTTAGTTGCCTACGACTTGGGACTAGGCAAGACTGTCTTAACCATCGCCGCTATAGAAAGACTGATGGATACCAAGAAAGTAAAGGAGCCTGGTCTTATAATTTGTCTATCCTCATTGAAGTATCAGTGGGCTGGACAGATTGAGAAATTTACAGGTGGAACTTCAAAAGCTTTGGTTATTGATGGAACGCCGAAGAAGCGTGCAGAACAATACGCCGAAGCAATGGACTGGCGGAATACAGGGATTGATTACATTATCCTTAACTATGAGCAAGTTGTTAACGACTGGGATTTCATCAAAGACTTACCACGAGGATTCGTTATCCTTGACGAAGCCACAGCCATCAAGTCCTTCAAATCCAAACGTTCCCGAGCAGTAAAGAAGTTAATCAATGCGCCATATAGATTTGCACTCACTGGTACTCCGATTGAAAATGGTAAGCCTGAAGAGCTGTATAGCATTATGCAGTTCGTTGACGCCAGCGTACTTGGTCGGTTTGATATCTTTGATGCTGCTTTTATCGTAAGAAACTCTTGGGGAGCACCCCAGTACTACCGCAACCTATCTACCCTTCACACTAAGATGAAGGAGGCCTCTGTACGTAAAGCGCAGAAAGACCCAGACGTTGCCCCATACTTACCTGACACTATCCACAAAGACCCAGTAAAGATTGTCTTTGATAGAGCCTGCTCAAAACTATACACACGTATATCACAAGACTTGTTATCAGACCTTGACGAGGCTCAAGACTTATTTGGTTCTAACTTTAATATCATGGCTCACTATGGGATGGAGTCCCGTCGCGGTGGCCCTGAGGACGAGATGCGCGGTAAGATTATGTCTAAGATTGGAGCATTAAAGATGCTCTGTTCTCATCCCGAACTACTACGTAGTAGTGCAGCTAAGTTTAAACAAATGAATGGAGAGGGTTCTGCTTATGTCACTGAACTGGTTGATGGGGGTCTTCTTGATAGTGTTAATAACTCGCCTAAGCTTGACTATCTTACTCAGTACGTTAAAGACTTCTTGGAGCAGAATCAAGAAAACAAAGTAGTTATCTTTGCTACCTACGTAGACATGCTTGACAAGATTGCTGCGGCTTTAGGACCAGAGCAGTGCCGACTATACTCAGGGAAGTTAGATGCTAAAACTAAAGAAGATAACAAGGTTGCTTTTAATAACGACCCTAGTGTTCGTGTTCTTATTTCTTCCGATGCTGGTGGTTACGGGGTAGACCTGCCTGCAGCCAACATGTTGGTTAACTATGACCTGCCGTGGTCATCGGGCACAGCCACACAGCGTAACGGCCGTATTAAGAGAGCATCCTCAACCTGGCCCTCTATCGTAATTCAAGATATAGTTATCTCAGGGTCCGTTGAGGAACGTCAATGGGAAGCCCTACAACAGAAGAGTTCTATTGCTAATGCCATCATGGATGGTGAAGGAGTAGATAATGATGAAACTAAGGTGTCAATGTCTGTAGGGAGCCTTAAGGCTTACCTTCAGTCATCTAACGTCTAATGCCCCATAGCTCAGTTGGCAGAGCATCGCACTGTTAATGCGAGTGTCCCTGGTTCGAGTCCAGGTGGGGCAGCGATGCGGTTGTAGCTCAGTTGGTAGAGCGGCACCTTGCCAAGGTGCAGGTCGCGAGTTCGAGCCTCGTCAACCGCTCCAATCTCCCTTCGTCTAATTGGCAAGACTGCGGATTCTGGTTCCGCCTATCGAGGTTCGAGTCCTTGGGGGAGAGCTTTACACCCAACGATTATCGTTGGGCATGTACACTTATAGGATGCCTAACTCGCCTAAGACCCCTACGCGTACTATCCGCGTATCAGACCAGCTGTGGACAGCGGTCCAGAAGAAAGCTGCAGCTGATAAGGTTACAGTGACCAGCATTATTATCGAAGCCCTTGAAGATTATATTAAAGTAGATAATTAAATGGGGAAGCATCACGACAAGATTGCTAAAGCTCTAGCTCAGCGCCAGGCAGCAGCTCCTAACGGAGCTGGCTACAAGAAGCCAGGCTCTATGAACAAGAAGAAGACTGGCTACCGCGGCGTAAAAGCCAATAACGCAAAGTAACTTGACAGCCATCTAGTCATCCATTAAGTTTTACCTAACAGCTAAACGTTAGGAAACTTATGAACACAGATGCCATCAAAGAAGATATACGCCAGTTCAAGGCGTTAAAAGATAATGTAGAACTGCTGACAAAACGTCAGACAGAAATTAAAAAAAGACTCACAGAGTGTATCGATGAGTTTGGTACTGAAGACGAGCGCGGACACATTGTTCTTGCAGTAGAAGATGCAGAACAGATTATGAAACAGAAGCGCGTAATTAAAAACCTAGATATCAATGCAGCAGAGATTATCCTTAATAAAAAGGGTATTAAAGACACATGCATTAAGATGGTTCCAACATTAGATGAGTCAGCAATTATGGCTGCATTTTATAACGGACACCTTACTGAAGAAGATATCGATACAATGTTCCCACAAAAAGTTTCTTACGCATTTATTGTAGGTAAGAGCAGTGGACGAGATTGATAACCTATTCTCTGACTTAGACACTTACTATCCAGGTAGTAAGAGAAAACGTAGAGAGACAAAACCAAAAAATAAACGCACAGTAAAAGATGGTTCCGATTGGACATCCACTGTTGTGTTTAGAAAACTCCCGTCGGGAGAACTACACGAGTTTTATCAGGTAGGTGCTTTGGCACAGGCATTGGGTAGACCTCTTGTAACAATCCGTTACTGGATTAAACAAGAGTACATACCTCAGGCTCCATATCGCCTGTCTGATAAAGAAACAAAAAATGGCGAAAAGATGAGAGGGCGTAGGTTATACTCACGTGCTCAAATCGAGGCGATAGTTGAACTGTTTGGAAAGGCTGGACTCCTAGATAAAACTAGGATACAATGGCCTAACCAGCAATTGACTAACGCAATAGCTGAGGCTTGGGAGAACATAAAGTCTGCCGAGCTTAACCGATGAATCAAACGAAACTAAGGAGAAATGCCATATGGCAATCGACCGTACCGACGAGTACATGCCAGTAACAGACGCGTTTTCAACAACAGCTGTTGATGACCGTCCAGCAACACCAAGCAGCAATGCAGTTCAATCAGGTTGGGCAGCAGCAGAACAGCTGACAACCGCATCAGGTGACTTCCCAACTGAGTTTAAGTTCAGTGATGGCGAGTTCACCGTTATCAAGTTCATTGACCAAACTGGTCCCTTTGCTATCTACAAGCAACACTTCCTACAACAGAAGACTGTTGGCAAGAAGTCGTACGTCTCACTTGGACCCAACGACCCACTGTGCACAAAGCTCGGAAGCAAGCCTGAAGATAAGCGTGCTTTCACCATCGCAGTTATCACCCCGTCAGGCGTAGTACGTCAGATGTTGGTTGCAAGTCCACGTCTCTATAAGACCCTACACTCAGCAGAGTTCTCCCCACAGGGACCTTTGACTAAGAACTACTGGGCTATTAGCCGCACTGGAAAGATGCAGCAAACTGTCTACCACCTACAAGCAATCAAGGCTCGCGACCTTGCAGAGGACTGGGGCATTGACCCAGCTTTTGCTGAGGCTGAAGTAGCAAAGATTGAGCCTTACACACGCTCCATTATTAAGGAGCACACATGGGAAGAGCTAG